GGTATGTGCTAGACCATACATAACATCTGTAATCAGTCATGAGTTCGGTTTTGGTTTCATTGTTGTAACGACGACACTACCGCAGCGCCTCCGGATCTTTTAACGACATACCAGGTCGGATGGAAGATCTACAGAGCGATCTTGATGTTGTCGAGGAAATCAGCTATCTTAGCTGGAAAACGGGGTTCTCCAAAACATTCAACAAGTTCGAATCCGTATTCTGTGTATGTCACCCCATAAATTGTCATGTCAGGGCGACTGACCTCCAAGATTTTTGAATACTTGATGGCCTGTTCTTTAACTTTTTGGGCATAGCAACCGCCTCTGCCTACAACACGTTTACATTCAATAACGAGGAATACACCCTCATACATATAAAGGAGATCTCCACAGCCGATATTAGAATCGATCACATGGTATTCTTCCTTGAACGGTTTACCGAGTACTTCTTTGACTCGGTTACATAAAATAGTCTCATCGCTGACAGCCGAAGTTGCATGGCTGTTTTGTGACTCAACTAACTCGACAACGGTTGGGATGGAAAAATCTTCATCGAAATATTCTTCGATTGCCCTTTTTGTTAGGACGAGTTTTTCCTCCCGAAATGGATCCGGCGAGCGATTATTTTTCATACACTTGTAAAAAGTGTGGAGCTGTTTCAAATTTCTTTTAGAGATATATTTGAGAGCCCATTTTTCGGGATCGAATGACTTCTTTCCCATTTGAGGAACGTACTTGTGTTTCCACTGTTCCGCTCTGTCATCAAAATCATCGTCCAAGGTACGGCAAAACAAATGGGCTTTTTCAGCTACGATCTTCATTTGTTCCCGTCTTTTCTCGAAAACTTCACGTCCGTGGAAAAACCACTCGCGCAAAGCTCCATCAACATTTTGGCCACATACCTCAAGAGGTGTGGCTTCCTTAGACTCAAGAATAGAATGCAACGACTTAAAAATAGAAGATTCATCGAGCACTCCAACAAACATACCCAAATCCTCATCATACCTATCTTTCCGCTTCAAAAAATCAGCGTCATATCTAGACATGAAAGGAACGGGATCCGACTCTTTGTCAGGCATGGTAAAAACCATATCATTAGCCTTTAATGTATTGGCCATAGAAACATGGTTGAACTTGTCATATCCCTGTCGAACAGACCCTTTAGCATCATCGCCGTAGGTCATAAGGGTAACCAAGTCTCTGAAACGCGCAGTGCGTCCCAAAGAAAGTTCTTTACCAATTGTCTTTAACTCCTTTTGCGAATAAACATCATAGAAACAAATCCTATGCAGGAGGGAATTGACGATACTGTTAATATAAACAGTCATATTTTGCCCTGATGGGTTGGTTCCAAGGAAGCGAATAAGCGTTCCATTGTAAGCCACCAAAGGCGTACACACTTCGTGCGTAATAACAGCCATCCTCTTAAGGTCAGAAGATGTGTAGTTGCCAGACCAAGACGCGATCTTAATCATAATAGAGAAGGCCGAAATAGTCAACTGAGCTGGCATGCGAAGATCATACTTTGAGTAGTCCCCCGCGATGACCCGATCATCTCCAAACTTTGCCATAAACCTTGACAATTCATCCCACTCGGGTCCGTGAGAATTTACTCCAACTGCTGTTTCTGACACAAGTGGATATAGTGAAATGAAACGTGCTACTGGTAAAAAGTACTTCCTAATAGCATATTGAAGTGCAAGGGGTGCGGCTTGGAACACACGTACCTTGTCTTTTGTAATTTTGGTTGGTTCGTCCTTAAGACTGGCTCCAAAAATCATGTTAAGCATTTCTCCAGAATCAGCCGCAGCTAATACTCGAGCGATTTCAGCCTGTACTTCGGGAGTAAACTCCCGTGGACACGAGTGCTCATCAGTAGGTGGTAGATCTACCAAGAACCTCGACTTAGGACCTCCAATGGGGTAACCCATAGAAGTCTTCGTAACCATGGCGTCGATGAAACGCCTGCCCTCAATACCAGAAATGGTTTCCTGATGTGATAAGGGTCTCATTTCAGCGAAATGTAAAGAACTGTCTCGCTTAAACACCTGCTCCATTTCAGCTAGGTAATCATCCATAGCTACTTCCACCTTAACGGGATCGAACCCTATAGATGGTTTAGAACATACCTCTAGTGACTCGTACCATGGTCTCCAACTTTGCGAATCTACCCTTCCATTTTCCAGTTCAACTGGCTTAACGAATTTGGGCGGACCATGCATATTAGGAACCCCGGTCACTTCCTCCACTAATTTAGAGATAGGCGTCTCGATTACTCGAGAAGTGAATTTCGCCTTCCCAGTGACTGTGCCGTAAGGAACAATCGCCGGATCTCCTGTAATAAAGTTCGTTGGGCATTTCTTATGAACTGTTCCACTAATAGCAAATTCCTTTCCCATCATAGAATCTGGGATTTCTGCTGCTTGTGGTGCCTCAACGAATGTTGGGCTGAGCTTTTCCAGCTCAGCGCATGCGCTAGTAAGTTGTGCGCTAGTAAGAGCAAAGCCGCAGCCTCGCTTAGTGCCAGTGACTCCTCCAATGTGGAATCCTAAGATCTTTTTGATCACTGTATCTGACACAATAGGTGCCATGCACATCCCTTCGTATGTTTCCATAGTACGTAACGTATAGAATGAACCTGGGAAAACGGCAATGCCGTTGTGCACGTCATTCGCATGTTGCCACATCAAGTTATCCTCGAAGGGCTTGAGCTTATCATTAACTCCATGCATAACTGCCATAACTGGGTGTCGAACGTAATCTGGCTCGAAGTGTTTAATCATGGTCTTTGATGGTTGTGCATTTGGTACATACACTAGTGCTGCATCAGTATTGGGAATAATATAACATCTCTTCCTATTAACAATAGTCGAAAAATTCCCTGACGTAGTTCTAAATTTGGCTTCAGTGGGGACCTGCGGAAGAATGTGTGCAGGAACCAAAAACATCTTGCTTTTGACACAAAATGCTCCACTGTAGTAATCTCCGATCTCCACGATGCTTAAAGCGGTGCGAAGACCTTTCTGGGCGTAATCCTGGTTGCAAAAGCTCCCATTATGGTCAAGGGTTTTGTATTCCTCAACCTTCCATACATTTGCCTCAGCGTCGCGCTCTCTAATATCCTCTACAGACTTCGGTGCAAGTTTACCCTGCCACGAAATATTTGTCTTAAGAGCCTTATAGGTCTGCGCTGCCCCGTATAAAAGTCCTAACGAGGCAAAAATCCCACACGCATATTTCACGTGTTCATCTCTGAGAGTCTTGAACAATTCAGGTAAGGTCTCACGCGATGCGACTAGTCGCGCCATGTAAGCTTCCTTCTTCGTCTCAATAACTCCTGCAATCGTCACCATGTAATATGTGAAGCCCACTGCGCCTGTAAGGAGGGCTGCTCCCAATCCAAAGAGTGGAAGAACAGCTAGGCACAAAAGTGTATGAGCAATCAACATACGTTGACAATAAGTTTTGACCTCCTGGCCAATTACATCTTCCCCAAACGATAGAATGGTGGACTTGACAAAGTCATTATCCATCCACT